ATTTAGTTTGTTCTTCGGGAGATGGAGTTAGGATTCTATCCATTTGATTATCATTCAATTCCATCGGGTGTACCCTCTACTAACTCAACACCTGCTTCTATAAGCATTTCCTGTGCCACAATCATATCTTCTTTCCAGTGGTCTGGCATCTTATCAGCAGTAAAATTTGAATCAACTACCACTGCCTTGATCCTACGCTGAATGATTGATTGGGCGCAATTTGTGCATGGTGAAAATGTGACAAACATTACACATCCTTCCAGACTACCTCTTGCCAAATCCATTGCATTGCGTTCTGCGTGACACATCCATTTATATTTATATGGGCGGACATGTCTCTCTGGTTTGGTATCATCGATTCCAATAGCCATACCATTAAAACCCCAAGAAATAGGAAGTCCGTCCTCTGTAGTAATAACGGCACCTACTTTGGTCGACTCATCTTTGGACCAGGATGCTACATCCTTAGCCATCTTAAGTAATCTACCTTTCCATTTTGGGGTTAATATATTCATCGTGTCAAACTTTCCCTGGTAATGATTTGAGCAAGTTCTTCACCCAAATCATCTTTATCAGTGACAATATATAACCTTGTCTCAGATCTATCTCTAGCAGGATCATACGTGTTAAATTGAACTACCTTGCCGCCTGTAGCGGAAAAGATGGCAAAATTCATACCATTAATGCCACCGGGAGTATCTATAGATGTTGTTCTATAACTACTCATATCGGAGACTGGTTCCGAGCCTTTCATATTATCACGAATTAACCAATATCCAATTCTATGCCGTAATTTTTGAAACATAATTTCCCCATCTCAATTTAAAGACAAGAAGCGTGCCTTCATCAGTAAAGGCATACATTCTTTTATCCCTATTCATATATCCGTACCATTGGCGAAAACGCAAACCGATGTTTTCCCGACACCATTGATCGATCTCTTCGGTTTTATCTGTGTGAATCTGTACTTGGTACGGCCACACTTTTTTATTTAATTTTCGCATCGGGTTTATAAAATGATTTAATTACTGGCAAGATAATCTAAATAATACAGCATCGGCTTCACGCTCAAAAGAAACTTCAAGTAAATTGGCTGTAACTGATTTTATATCCCAGTTCCAATCATTACCCTGTTCGCCCACATTTTGCTCTAACCAAGCCCTGTATCTTTCATTAGGTTCTCTATCATCACCTACAAACATAAAAGATTTTATCACAGTAAAAGGTAATAATTTCTTTGACTCGATGATTCTTCTTTCCTGATATAAGATAGTTCTGTTTTGAATATAGGTTTGAAGGTTTTCAGTATAACACCAGAGATTTACATTCAATTTAAAATCTCCACAATTATGACAACGCCATGGATGTCCTTTATTGTGATTATTCAAAGTACCTGTAATCATACACAAGGTACAGACTGGCGGCCCGAAACCCATAGTAAATACTGTTGATGTTGAAGTAGACATTGGCTGTACGCCAATTATCTCTGATGCCAGAAGATTCGGAACTCCCTTCCGAATCACGGGCAACATTATATTTCTAAAATTAGACATCACCTTCTTGTCTATTTTCCGAATGCCAAACAGAAAATTTGCCACCCGGATAGCGAGATTCTAACTTTGCTACATTATCGGAAATAATCTTATTAGGATCTACGCCAAGTGCTAAACATCCTTGCGTCCAATACCAGGCAACATCTCCAAGTTCCTTCTCAAGCTTTAGAATATTTTCCTCATTGTAATCTTTACCATGAAGAACAATCTTCTTTACAATTTCGCTAAATTCACCAGCTTCGCCCGGCATACCAATTCCGGCAGTTAGTAAACGCGGAACATTTGCTCCTTGCTGTTCTAATTCGAGCATTCTTGAAATGAGTTGACTAAGGTCCTTGCTAGGTTGGCTTGTCACCCCATCAACAAATTGTCCGTATTTCTTTAGGTCTACATTATCCATTTTCTATTCCTAATCAAACGTAAGATTCGTCTTTTACGTGTTTGACTATTTTATAGAATTTCGTAAAATTGTCAAGTTTATAGAACTTCGGTGTTGATCGATGCCCGTAATAAGAATACGGATTACTGCCCTCTTTGATATTTAATATTTCGGTAGGGTCAAGTGTTGGCAGAACCAATTCTGTAACTACAAAATCCTTTGGTGCGGTAGGGCGCCCCTTTGTATAGGGGAAACGAACAAGATACCTAGTTCCTGATTTATCTTCTAGCAGTAATTGCCCAATGTCAGATGTTCTAAAGGCAGTCTCATATAAATCTTCAGCTTCAGATAAAGTGAGTTCTTTAAATGACATCTTCAATTTTGGAACAGCATGCGTTGAGACATGCTTTATCATTCCGCGAGTAGAATAATAAGTATTTGTCATACTCGTTCCGGTTGTAAAGAACGTATTCGGATTATTCTGAATACACGAATTCATATAGGCAACCGCATCAGGTCGAGTCATAGGTGTTTCAATTGACTTAATAACCTTAAGTGCCTTTACATCAGCTTGATAATGAAATTTACCAGGTTCAATTTCAACTATCTGTCTTCTCATAAACACTTGAGGTTTATGTTCGCCTTTGTAAGCATAATCATTAATTGGGGCGTATAATGATTGTACACCTAAAAATCTTCCAGTCAATTTATTCTGTAAGATAACTTCATCGCCGATATTGATTTCTTTTACGCTAATCTTGTTATCCAGCATTTCTGTATTTTCTACAGCTTCTTTATAGATTTCAGACGTAATTGGAACCAGGCACATTGTTGTCTTGGAATCATCTCGTGCCCAGACACATTTCTCCTGAATTAGCCCTTCTGTGATGCCGGTAACGTATAAGATATCTTCCAAATTATCGTTTGATATTCTTACTAAAAATCCCCGTGGATCGATAATTAACCAAGTCTGATCTTGAGATCCCCAATTCTTACGATCTACCTTATAAAGCGTAAATCCCGGCAAAGGAACATTGTCGTGTTCCTTAATAACAGCATGTGATTTGGTAAATTTTTCTAATTTTTTCTTTTCATTAGAAGAAGTTCCGTGTGGAATAACTTCAGCTTCTGGTAAATCGTATTTTGTTCCTGTGCCCCAACCTGCGTAGATTTGTTTTGCGATATTGATCATTTATTTAATTGTGTGTCCGTTAGATGTTGAATTCTACGTTTCACAATCTTGCGTAGAATATCAAACTGTCGTTGATCTTCGGGAGTTGTTGCCTCCCTCATCAGATGTTTATAATTTTCATCGAGGATTGTAGCATCATCTACACTTGAATGCTTAATAATAATTAAACGTGTTTTCAATTCTGATTGAACGAACATGATTTTACTCCTCTGTTTGTTTCTACGATATATTTATTACCGTACTAAACACCGAACCCAAATTGTACCCGAAACATAGTCGCATCTTGCGCTTCTTCGAATCCGAATTTATTTCCACCTAGCATAGTCCATCTACCCTCCAAATTCTCGATGCACCACATTACGATACCACGTTTAGCGATTTCAAAATATGGCATACTGAGATTGGTAAATGTCCACGATGTATCTTTGTCCCTAATGAGTTTGTTCATAGGAACATACATATCTTGTTTTGTCATGTGACCTCCTAGTATGAATGTTTATTATACGAGTTTAGCAAATTTGTGTCAAGATTGACAATAGAAAGCCGGGACAATGCCCGGCTTGTATAGGTGTTGGTTCTGATCACTTTTTATATGGCTTCCAGGTATTCTTTTCCTGTTGTAATCGATTAGCGATAACATACATAGAAATAGGATTATGCCCGAGCCCTAAATGACTTGCCCCGGGAATTTCAATACTTTCACACATCTTGCCATTAGATTCGATGGAACAATGCCAATGTACTACTCCATCAGATTTACTATATAAAGAAGTAAATGGAACAGGTGGTGGTTCCGCAATTCTACTTAATATATTAGGATCGCGATGGCTTTTATCCTTACTTAGAATTTCATAAAGGAAGGTAGCATTTGTTCCGGCAGCATTTCCTTTAAAAGGTGTTCCTAAAGTAATTACCTGCCTGACATATCCCGGAACTACCTTAGCAATTTCTCTTGCGTATACACCTCCAAGGCTCCAGCCAATAAGACTCACTTCTTTTCCACCAGATTGCTCAGAAATATACACCACTCTCTTAGATAAACTATCAAGCAATGGTTCCAATCCTTCCCGTGGTCCAAGATTTCTTCCTAGTCCCCACGGGTGTGTTTCATAATTTATTTCAGTCAAGAAATTACGAATATAAAGAGTGGACCCGTCGGCGCCACCTAATCCGGGAATT